CACAGTAAAATCTGCAACTGTTGTTGAAGTACTTGAGCCAACTTTTTGTCGGCTGTAGATATACATTGAATTACTAATTAAACCGTTCGCCATAGGTGAGGCATCAACGATTGGGCTACCTGCAGGTAAAGATAAATCAGGTTGCCCTACAGCAAAAGTATCAACAACAAGTGCGCTTGATTGGGTATCGTTACATCTCCAATAATGCGTTGGCGACAAAAGATTGGTGTAGTAATACGCCCAATCATTAGCGGTTGTTTCTGCAGCCAACAAACCCAACGCATCAAAGCAATCAATATCTACCGTTGAATCCTTGCCACCTTCCGTATAGCCAACAGGCCACCCGGCAATGAACCCTCTGAAGATTGGGTACGTGATCCCGGCGTACTGTCCAACAATTTTTATTTGTCTGCGTGGCTTCAGGTTGCCGTAGTAGGTTCCTGCCGTGTTGAACGGGTCGAACAATCTTGCCCTGTTATCTAACGTGACAGTAGCTGAACCTGAAGGAAACTGTTGTAAATCGTTGCTACGCCCACGACGCACATTGATATCACGCACATACTGTGTCACCTCAACCCAATTAGGATCAACTACATAAGGCCCGTCAGTAAACGATATGAACACACCTACAACAGGCATATTGGATAGACCGACACCACCACCGTCATAGTCGGTTGATGCGCTGTCATACGTCAGCGAAGCAAGATCATACGTTGCTGTAGGCATTTATATGCGGTATCCATAAACCGTGATAGATGAACCTGTGATGGTTCCTGTACTTGTCAGCAGTTTGAAACCCGTGCAAGACACAAGAGAAGATTGTTGCCCTGTTGAATTGCCTGCGTTGCCACCTGCAGCGTCGGCTCTTGGTGAGTTTTGGTAAATGGTATTTGTTGCTGCAAAAGGGTTGATTAGTTCAAAAGAACCGTACACACCACTTGTATCTATCACGCCACCTACACGTTGAAAAAATGAGATGTTGTTTCCGTTGGCTGCCAAAACAGTAGATCCTGAATAAGCACTATAAATGAACACTTCGTAATATCCTGAAGTAAGCACACTCCCGCCTGATTGCACAAGTTGCAGGTTAAGAACATTTCCTGTTGATGCTATCCCACCTGAGATAATTATTTTGTACGCATTGTAGAGAGATGTAAAGCAACCGCTGACGGTCACAGCAGACTGTGCAGAACCCACAGTTACAGTCCCTGTAGCCCCTACCGTTCCACCTGTCGCACCTGTTGGGATCACTTTGACTAGACCCATGTAGGTTTCAATCTTTTCTGCAGCATCATTCAAATCTGCGTGTTGAGCAGAATGAGAAGGAGAGTTAAGAGGAGAACCCGATAGCGGATCAGTGAAACTATCTAAAGCACCGGGAAACGAAGAAGCCATTATGCACTCACTTTCAAAGGTAAAGAACCCACACGACGTTGATACGCCTGCAACTCATCAACAATTAACTGACCAATCTTAGAACCATCAGCCCCCAAACCTGCATTCACATTGATAGTGATTGACCCACCCAAACCACCTGCAGGTAACGGAACGATGGCTTCACTTTTTCCTGCTTCCCCAACACGCACCATTGTGCCACCCGTACGAGGATTCACAATACCGCCATTAGCCATAGCAGGAACATCAACATTCGCCATCTCAAACTGACCCGTGATCTCTTTACCAAACGCTTCAGTTAAACCTGCAATGGTTTTAATTGGTTTGCCCAAACCTTTCAAACCCTTCCAAGTCAATTTCAATTTGTACTTAGCAACAGTTTGTTCAACACCCGTCAACAAAGCGTTAGCCAAATCAACACCATTTTGTTTATAGGTAGCTGCTGCCCCTGCCCCAACCATGTTCGCCACAGTTTGAGTAGCAGTAATCAGATTATTAATCTCAGCCACTTTCCCTGCCGGGTCAGCACCCGTGAGAATACCTGTAGCAATCTGATTACCTGCCTCAGCACCTGCCCCTGCAATCTGATCAAACGCTGCCTGCGACAAACCCAAACCTTTCAGGCTCAAAAGGTTCGCCCCAAAAGCCTGTGCATCAGCAGCCTGACCACGCAACACATCCATAAACGTCTGTGGGGCTTTCTGTGCCTTAGCCAAATCTTTAGTGGCATCACTCCACGCTTGTGTAGCCTCAGCAATCTTCTCTGTATCACCACTAGCACGAGCAAGATTTAGTGCCGTCAAAGTTTCAGCAACCTTCTTCTGTGCCTCAGAAACCTTCTCAGTATTACTGTTGGCGGTTGCTTGAGCATTCCCCAAATTGATAGTACCCATCACGGCATCAGAGATTGATTTAGCGTACGCATCAAACTCATCTCTAGCCTTCTTAGCGTTCTCTTTAGCAGCGGTCAAAGCCGTGTTCATTTTGTCTCGCAACGCCTGTGCAGCAGACATCACATTATCTTTGAACACTTTCGCTGCTGCAGCAGCAGCCTCTTGAGCGGTCTTATATTCAGCAGCCTTCTTCTTATTCTCCTCAGTAGCAATCTTTGCTTTATCAAGGTTCTCAATCATTTGACGCATCGAATTAACCCAAATCAGATTGGCTTCCCTACCATCATCAACAGCAACCTTGTTATCAGCCAACGACTTATTAGCACTATCCAAAGCAACAGCAGTTTCCTTATTTGCTTTAGTCATCGAATCAATCTGAATCACCAAGTTCTTGATCGACAAAATCTGTCCATTAGTAAGAGTCCCGGTATAACCAATCGCATCAGCAAACGCTTTCTGCTGTGCAATACCCGTACCTGCACTCCTAAAGTATTTATCTAATGCTTCCCTGATCACCCCAAACTGTTTAGTGTTGCCTTCAACCTCAGCCTGCACATCACCAAACGTCATCCCCAAAAGGTTCAAACTCCCCGACAACCTTTTAACCCGATCATCAGTAACAACAAGTTCACGCACAGCATTTTTCTGCGCTTCACCTTCCAACTGCAAAGCAGCAATCAGATCCTTAGTTGTCTTTTCTGCTTCAGCCTTCTTCTTAGAGTAAGCGTTATAAACAACAGTAGCCACACCAATAATTGCTGCAGCACCCACAACACCCTTACCTAACGTGGTCAAACCACCCGTGAGTTTCCCTGTCGCAGCATCCGTGTTTAAGAACGATGTGCGCAGTTTGATCATCTGCCCACCCAACAACGACACCCCTGACAACGCACCCAACGAAACAGTACCGATAGTGGCAAGTTTCCCTGCAAGCCCACCCGTAGTTTTATTAAACTCATCAAACGCCCCAACAGCGTTAGTGACAATCTTTGCACCCATCTCCACAACAGGAATAAACGCTGCACCAATCTCTTCACCTGCCTCACTCAACGCTACTTTTGTGCGAGCAAGTTTCCCTGCATAAGTATCAGCAGCAGTAGCAGCAGCCCCGGCAAACGTCTTATTCAACCCGTCAAGGATCAGATCAAAGTTCTTAGCCTTCTTAGCATTCTGATCAATCGGGATACCAAGTTTCTGCAAAGCCCCCACATTGCCTGTAGCAGCCTTACCTAAAGCAGCTGTGACAGTAGCCAAATCTTTACCCGACCCAGAACTGATATTTAATGCGGTTTGGAGCAGGCTTTGAGCCTTAGTGACATCACCTGTCGCACGTACCAAAGTTGAGAAAGCAGGTCGCAACTCATCATCAACCACACCCGTAGCCCTAGCGGTTTGGTCAATCAAATCTTCTACAGCAGCAACCTGAGCATTAGTCGCCCCGGTAGTTGATTTCATCTGTTGCGCCAACAGTGCTTGCGCCTTCTGATCATCAATCGCACCCTGAGCCAACTTGAACAAACCTGCACCCAAAGTTCCTGCAGCAGCCAAACCTGCAGCACCAAACTTCGTCATGTTCACACCAACTTTGTCGATGCTCTTAGTGGCTTTGCCCATCTGCTTTTCAGCAGCATTGGCAGTCTTGTCAAATGCTTTAATTGCTTGATCAGCGTTGGCTGAAATCAGAAACGCTAGACGTTGTGAAACTGTGGCCATTATCCAACCACCTGACTGTAAGTACCTGATTCACCTGTGAGGTAAATGGTTTGCCCAAACTGAGTGCGCAAATGCCTGATGATATTAGTTTGGATTAACGATGTAGCAATCTCTGTTGCTTTAGGCGTGGCACGATCAACACCCCTACTGAACGTGCGTCGGGCTTTAGTGCCGGGATGCCTACGCACACGATAGACAGGCCCAAACCCTTTACGAGCGTTACCCAAAGGTGTAGAACCGCTGAACGTACCTGAAGCACCAAAAGCAATATCTAACCTGCGTTGGGCAATCTTGCGTTTCCGTACATCTGTTGCGCCTCTTGCGCTGATCGTAGGTAACTTTGCGTTGATATCGTGCGCAACTGCACCATGTTCTAACAACCCCCACGGCCCTTTAGCAACCAACAATGCGGTTGGGTGGTATTCGCCTTTTACGTTGAACGACACAAGCAACCTATTGTTTTGTGGTCGAACCCCGGTGAACTTCCCTGTTTTGGTTTTACGGTTGTTCATGGCAGAGAAGTAATCTTTGCCTTTTAGATCCTTGTTGCGTTCTGCCTCGATTACATTCTTCATGTGCATAGCAGCGTTAAACACAGCCTTCTTTTGGGCTTCTTGTGCAGCATTGCCAACACCACGAATCAACGCACCCAAATCATAAGAACTCAATTTGTGGGTGCTAGTCGCCATGTTTATCTACCTTCGTGGATTCGTCGCCAACGCAGGTAGGCATTCATTGTCCAAATCATTCTAGATGATTCTTGCAGAAGAACTGATGGGGCAATACCTGACTCAACGCTAAGCCTTGCAATTAGCCAATGCGCTGAGGACTCTCCAAAGGGACTAGATCAACATCCTCATCATCTGTGTACTTCACAGATTCAACCGTGTTCATCCATTCTTCCCATGAGAGTTCAGTTTTCTTTTCACGTTTCTGACACGCCCACGCCAAATAGCCTTGATGAGTCATACGGAAATCATCCATCGTTAGAACGATTGGGTGGGTTTGGAACTTCTCTTCAAACGCAACAAAGTCAGGGTAAACCGCAATCATGCTCACGGTCTGCCCTGACAAAAAAGTTACTTCAATTTGTTGTCTCACGTTAGATTCCTCGCAGGTAGTGAAATGAAATTATGCGGTTGCTTTAGTGATTGCACCCGTGATTGGCCAAGTCACTGAAGCAGTGAGCAATTCGCCCACAGCACCGGCAACAGGTGTCCAATCCGTGACAATCAGAGAACCTGAATATCGTGGGTTCGTTGCACCAACGGCAGTACCGTTTGGCAAGATTTCAAATGCCACAGCGGTTGAACCGATGAGAGGGTAGATCGTTTGTTCCACAGCTGATGCTGCAAAGTCTTGCATGAAGTCGATAGTTACAGAGTTATCTTTCAAACCTGAAACCCGTTCACGTGCGCCTGCACTAGAGAATGTTGTGGTTTCGATTGCGTCTGCTGAGGATGAGAGGCTGACGTTTGATACAAACGAACTCAGATCCACACCACCAACTTTTACTACTACGTTTGTTGCAACTTGCTTTGCCATGTTTTATTCTCCTGATTCCGACGGATCAATAGTTTTAGTTTTTTGCGCAGAAGATTTCACAGGCTCTAGGTGACCCGTCGCCAACAGAAACTCTACATTCCAAGACTCATCAACTTCAACGATTGTGCCGGGGGGCAGATCGTGAACATTCAATTCACCAATGATGCGATATTCCATGAGATTAAGAATACACCCTTACAACGAAATCAACAGATAGGTATTCCGTATCATTTGCAGAGATTGATTGGATACCTGTAGCAGACTCAACAATGAGATCATCGACTACGCCACCCAAAGTGCGATCCGCTTCAATGGCAGCCCTGACGGATGATGCCCCTGAATACGCTGTGTAACCATCAACAGATGATTCTGCTGTGCGCTCTGTTGCCCTAGCCACAATCACAGTAACTGTATATTCCTGTTCTGTCATACCGCCAAACGTGCGATGGTACGTAATGGAGTTGAGATTGCTGTACGCCATTGGCGCATTAAGTTGATCAGGTTGGTAAGCGTAAGTGCGCAAACCCGTGATCGTGGCAAGCCTCGTTGCCAACCCTGTTTTAACTTGTGTGATAGTTGCGGTCACGCCATGTTCCTCATACGCCTAAAGGGTTCAACAAGTTGTGCCACATCGCCATCAAGCGCACGGGTCACACGAATAGCACCCATATCACCAAAACCTGCGACACCCAAAGGAGAGTCAAACCGTTTGAAGATGCGTTGGGATTGGATGATGCAAGCAGTTTCTACAGGTGCAGGTATGGAAGGCCACCCCCACACACCCGTCACTTTCACCAAAGCAAGGTCATTGGTTACCGGGAACAAGTAATCCATCGCTGCTCTGATGCGTGTGATCGCCCATGCTTGACCATCAAGAATCCCGTTCAAAGGTTCTAGCTGATAATCACTAACTGACCATGTGAGTTCAAAAGTTCCATCTGCCTGCGGATCTGTAGCAAGGGTGATTGCTGTACCTGCAATGTCATCAACATCACAGTAGAGATCTGTTTGTGGGGCAAAGTATCGGGATGCTGTCCCGGCATTGTAGAACGCCCTGCTGCAATACCCATCGATCAGACGAGAAGCAGAATTAATAGATGATTCAATGAGTGCATCATCAACAGAGTCTGTGATGCGTAAAGCAGCCTTCACAGATGCAAGCGTTGTATATCCGTTAGTAATTGCCATGTTGCCTCAACCATTCAATGAGCAGCCCGTAGCCTTCAGAATACCCCAACTCTTGCAGATCGCCATAAAGGTTGTTGAACATACGGTTGTCACAATCTCTGCCCATTACCCCTGATGGTTCTGCCGGGTTATGCACAATCTCATAGGAATCAACCCCTGCAAGTTTGGCGCACAACTCCACGATCTGATTGCAGGTCACAGCACCTTCAGCACCAATGTTTACAGGCCCGTCATATACGCCTTCTAGAACAGCAAGAATCTTTGTTACAGCATCAGAGATATACAGGTAGGAACGTAGTTGGTTGCCGTTGCCCCATACCTCTATGCGTTTGGTTTTGATTGCTTGTAATGCTTTGGTGGCTGCAGCAGTAGGGAACTTCATTCGCTGCCCTGCGGACTCTTGCCCTATACCGTAAACGGTATGAAGGATTCCAACCCGAACATCTAGAGGGTGACGTTCCGCCAAACGGATCAACATCAACTTTTCACGCCCATACATCAAATCAGGTGTGCCTGTTTCCAATAAACCTTCATGCAGTTTGGGGGCAAACCCTTCTATTGTCTGCGGTTCCGTAGGGTACGCACAAGCAGAAGATGCCACAAAGGAACGCTCAATCTTGTAACGCTCAATGGCTTGCAACACATTGAAATCAATCCTGCTGTTGTTTATGTAAGGGTAGTAATCCTCTTTGCTGAAGTAACCCACCCCACCCATATCTGCAGCAAGGTGGATAACCCGATCAATTTGGGAGAAATCAGGTATCTGTTTGGATACGTCGATGATGGTGCGTGTGTCGCATTCATCCCATATCTGTTTTCTGAAAGGATCGGTTGGGGGTCGTTTGCTGAATACGTGAACGCTATGCCCTTGTTCCATCAACCGTTGGGCAATGTTGGTTCCTATGAACCCTGCACCACCTGTTACTGCATACTCCATAGTTCACTTCTTTCTTGGAACAAACGAGCATCGATGCCCTCATTAGAGAAACCTTTTGTGTATGTCCTGTCCATTTGGGCTTTGCCCCACGCAACGTGCATATGTTCAACTTTGCTATCTAAACAAGATGCGAAACGCCCACGCCACTTAGCGGTTTCAATGAACTCTGAATCACACCAATTATGGTCATACCCTTCATGCAACATGATCCCTTCCCTGTCTGCCACACCCTGAGTAGCGTAGTTACGGGTTACGAGATAGTGGGTGGCGTGTTCCCCACGCATCACAGACGGGTTCCCCAAATCGTTAGTACCCACAACCTCAACAGGTTTCTTCATTAGAGCCACAGCTGCTTCAAACCATCCGTGATGAAAGTTCAAATCATCCGCCCCGGCAAACACATACGGTTCATCAGTATCTATCACCCCTGTGTTGATGGCCCCTGCATAGTTCTGTTTACGCCTGTTCAATATCAGGTTCGCACCAACCGTACCCACAACCGCTGTAATAGAAGCGTGATCATCAGGTTCAACAATGAAATACACATTGGCGTGTTCCGTCGAATCTAAAGCGTTCATGGTCACAGCAGGTATGCGTTCAGCCCTGTGATACGTCGGGATAAGGATTGCTACCGGCACACCATCTCCCAAAACCTTGTGCCTGCTTCATCAACCATATCTTTCAACCTAGACGGGTCATCCCACCCATCAACGCTGATCAACCCAACATTCTTGTTGGTCACAATCCTGCAACCTGATAGCACGGCTTCCATCACAGCCCTGCCTTCACTCTCAAAGTTCAACGGCAGATGCACAAACACTTCAGCAAAACTCATCAGGTTCAATACTTCTTCACGGGTTGAACGGTAAGCAATCGCCAAATCAAACCCTGCTGATGCAGCCCAAAACTTAGCCTGATTCAAACCTTTCAATGGGTGCATCCGTGCAGCCCACAGTGCAAACTCTTTCTTCTCACGGTTGTGGCATTCACTTGTATCAAAATGGGAAAGGACTAACTCTGTCCATTTGGGTTGAGTCCACAAAAGTTCCCGTTCCAAATGCGCCGGGGTATGGCACACAAAAGGTGCAGCGTTGTTGATCAACTGCATACGCCCACCTGATTCGTCTTGTTCGTGGTGGATGAAAACCATAGGTTCCCGTTCCGCAAGAACGCACATGGCTTCCTCAGTTAGCAGATCTGTGCCTGTGATCACAATGCGTTCATAAGCCAACGCCCGTTCCCATTCAGCAGCAGGTATCAGTTCAATATCAATCCACGGGGGTGCGCAATCCCTATAGGCTTGATCTGACATTTCTGCCCCACCACGATATTTGCCGGGCAACCACTTACCGCCACCCGTATCCTCTACGGGAAGGTGGTGCGTCAGCCATGCCACACTCAACTGAGAAGCCCCATAATCGGCTTCCAATGCGTGTTAAAGACTTCATCTGCCTGATACTGCTTAGCGTGGTTTAGCGCATCCTGAGAGGTTGTGCGTGGTGCAGCCCACGCTAATTCTAGGCATTCCAAAATAGATTCCGTGATAGGCGTATGAAAGAACGCTCTCTGTGCGTGATCCCAAAACGGTTGTGTTCGACATAGCCAACCATCCCCAACAAGTTCAGGTTGCGCTGTCTGATCAGAAGTGATCACCCGTGTACCACAGGCTTGCGCCTCAACAACAGGAATCCCGAAACCTTCACCCATAGAAACCGCCAACAACACATCTGCCATCGTGTAAAACGATGCGAGCACTTCCTGTGAAATACCCATCTGATAGGCGTACTGATCCACGAACTGATAGTTGGCTTCAGGCACACCACACGCTTTCAACAAATCAACAAGGTTAATGCCATGAACCCCATGTTTTTCTGTATGCAAATACAGCAACGCTTCAGGATGCTTTTTACAGAACACACCAAAAGCAAGAATGTTTTCAGCAAATGCTTTACGTGGAGGGCTTGCACCTTTGTTCGCTGCAGTCATCATCACCACAAACCGATCCTCAGAGATCTCCAAAATCTTTCTACCACCCGGTGTTGGTTTGAACACAGGTTCAATCCCATGAGGGGCATACAAAGCATCAACACCTGCCTGATGCAACATCTTCTGCCCATACAGGCTCATCGCTACAGGCACCACGTTAGGTCGATTGCACCACGCCAACACATCAGGGGGGCAAGGAGTGTGATCAATCGGAACCCATGAAACGATCTGTTCAACAGTTTCTAGGGCTTTAGATTTGAAAACCCACACATCATAAAGAGTCATCAACAACCGTTTGCGTTCAGGTTCCTTGTGCGCCCAATGCAAATAGTGAGCCACCATCACATCGTCAGAATAGACAGAGTTACCTTTGGGGTAAACGGTAAAACCGTTCCAAACAGTAGAAGAACCTTCTAATCCGTAGTTGGCGTGGATGGCAACATTGTTGCCTTCTTGTTTGAGCCTTTTGCAGATTTGAGCGGTTTGCTGTCCATAGCCTGTGGCTGCCCACGGCGCATTGGAGTAGAAGAGAATCTGTCGCCCATCTCCATTGTTGTTGTCTCTAGTTCCCTTGCGTAACCCAATCTCAGGAGTTGCTGTGCTTCCGGCATCGGCAGTTCCACGATTGTTCCGTTTATATTTACGAGCATTACCCATGATCCCTTTTCCGCAGTTAATTGGCAGGAGTGCGCAAGAGTGGGTGTACTAGCCCTGCGCTGTCTAGTACACCCACATCAGGTTTCGTTAGTTAGGAAGCCCCACCAACGAAGTATTTGATTGCTGACGTTTGTGGCAAATCGCCATCGATGCGGATTGATGCACGGAAGGTGATGAGGTCGTTAGCAAATGCGTATTCGTCTGAACGGTCAAACTTGATTCCGCCTGCCTGACGTACGTAGTACGAAGGAAGGTGACCAAAGAGAACGCTCTTAGCCGAAGTTGCAGGAGAAACCACATCAGGGTTCTCAAAGATTGGGAAGCCCAAAAGCATATCGGGCTGACCCATCTGCAACGATGGTTGGAAAAGGTACTGATTGGTGGTGTCTTTGAGTTTGCGTACAGCGGCAAGTGAGGTGTTGTTCAACATCCAACCTGTGCCGGGCTGACGACGATACATTGAGTTCACGCTGTATGAAAGGTCAATCAAGTTATCTGCGGTGAATGCACCCGATACTGCGGTTGAACCTGTAACGCCTGAACCTGCTGCAACAGCAATACCGTTTGGCATTGTGGTGTCAGTACCAACGGTGAGTGCTGTGTTCACAGCTACACCAATGGCGATTCCTGCTTCACGTGAAAGGAAGCCCAACAGATCTACGCCTGAGTCAGCAACCATTTCAGCAGAAACTTGAATCAAGAAACCGTACTTGTAAGCGTTCAAAGTTGTGAAGGCTTGGAAGGTTGGATCTGATTCAGCGAATGCTGACGATTGTGCAGTGAGGGCTGCGGTGCTGTATGCGTTGGTGCGTGGGATTTGCAATGCTTCGCCACCTGCGGTATTGATTACTGTAGATGTCTGCAACATTGGCCCGACAAGAACCATGTGTTCAACGATCTGATCGTAGAAAGATGTTGGTACAGGTGCGCCTGTTGAGGTCGTGATTACGTCACGCTTTTCAAAGGTTGCTGAACGGATCTCTCCACGAGCAAGGCTACGGATAACCTCTGCATCGTTCTGTGTTGGTGCGCCATTGACAGGTCGAACCTGATCTTCAATGCCACGTGTGGCTTGTGCCAAACGCAATTCACGCTCTTCATCAGCACGAAGGCTTGCGATTACCTCAGCACGTTTGCCAAGATCCTCATTGATGCGAGCATATTTCATTTCTTCTTCTGCGCTTAAATCACGCTTCTCTGCTTCCGCAACATCAAGAATGGCTTTAGCCTCTTCCCATGCACGGTTGCGGAGTTCTACTTGACGGTCGATGTACGACATAGTTTCTCCTATTGGATAGATGGTTTGGTTTTGTGAGGTAGCGGTTCCGCACACCACGCTTATCGACAGAGGTTCCTCACATCCGATTGAACAAGACTAGATGCGATTAAGCAATAAATCAATCTGCTTGCGTTTTAATGCTAGAGACCCGGCAACCTCAGATGTATCAGGTTCTGCACGAAGTTTGTTCACGGTTTCTGCAAGCAGGTCAGCGTGATCAGTTGAAAGAGTTTTACCGTTCTCCAACATGGTTAATGCCTCAGCAAGTTTGTTTGCATCTAAACCTGTGGCATCAGCCAACATATCAAGTGAACGCAACGCTGCAGAAGTAGCAGCATAAGCAGGAAACCCTGTAACCACACTCACTTCATGCAAACGAATCTGCTTTAACTCACGGGTCATACCGTCAGGACTCCAACGGTCACCACCACTAGGAACGCTGAAACCAAAACTCATTGAATCAACATCTCCACGTTCCATCAGCATAGCTAGATCCCGTGCGTATGAGGTGTCAGGAAGATCCGATTCGACTAATAAGCCTTTGGAGTCGGAAGTAAGTTTCATGGTTTTCGCACGGGTTGAAGCCAACACAAGCGTGGAATCATGGTTCAAATACATCTTCACGTTGTTACGGGAACGCAAAGTTTTATCAAAAGCCCCCGGCGCAATCGTCTCTGTAAAAGGCAATGGTTCACTAGGGGAGTTATAGACGGCTGCATAACCACGAAAACTCATTGAGCCTGCATCACCTGCACGAAGTTCAAACTCCTGTACCGTCACCCGTCGGGTTTCAACCTGTGTTGGTTGTTCAGTTGTAGTACGCATTGCTTCAATCTCCTCACGTTTAGAAATATGAAAAGTTTTGTTCACAGTTCTTTCTTCCTCTGCGTTTAATCTTTCCACAATACTTTCAGCATAATTTTGCGCTCTCACAGCATCAGATTTAGATGGCCCTGAACCCCACAACAGGTGAGCAACCAACCCCGGTGTGATTGGTGTTTCAGCATCAACCGCATCAAGATCATCAATATGTCGTGCAATCCAAGGCCCTATCTTGCGCCATTTGGCTTCAGAGATTGTTCCTTGTGCCATCGCACGAGCATCACGCACAGTTGAATCCTGTAACCCTGCGCCTGCTTCACCATCGGCATAAAGACGCAATCCACGTTTAGCAGCAGAAACCATGTACTCAGGTGCAGACAAATCTACAGCACGGGTTTCCTCTTCATCATAATTTTTGCCACTTTCATCATCTTCATCTTGTTCTTCATAGGGTTGCCACGCATTGCAGTAATAACCACCATCAACGAAATCATCCCATTTCTCACACCATGCTTTAGTGCCTTCATCGTTCTGTCGATCCTCATTGTAGAAAACACAGTTACCACAGGCTCTGCCATCAGGCACATCTTCCGCTAAAGCAGGTCGATAATTATCAGGCAATGCACGTTCACCACCCGGTTCCATATCCTCAGAAAGAGAAACAGCAACCATTTGCGCTATAGCATCAGCCTTTGATTGGTGACAACCGATCACTTCACCATCTTCTTTTACTGTTGCCCAACCATCACAATCGATTGCGCCTTGTTTGATGTAGTACGGCATTAGTTTTCTGTCTGCTTTAGGAAAGAAATCACGTGACCTGCCTTAGAAGAAATTGCATACAAAGCCTCTAACGGGTTGATGATGAGTTCAATAGATTGTTCTTTTTCCAATTTGACACCCGTAGATGTTGTGACGTTTGATGCGCCCAAAAAAATTGCATCAGTATTATCGTGATTGTGTATATGCAAGCGAAATGGATTTACTTCTAAACCGTCAATCAAAGTTGGTGACGTTCCTACAGTTACTTGGCCACTAGAAATCATTGCTATACCTTGTATGCACTTGATGGGTCAGCAGGGTCAAGCGTGATCAACGGTTGCAGTTGCGTTGATGGAACACCCGTATGGGTGATCTGTGGCAAGCCCATAGCATCCAAAACAGCAGAGGGTTCAAAACCTGATTGCACCAACTTCTGTGCCATTGCCACCTTTGTTTCTGTTTCAGTCAAGTTGGCTGCAGCCACATTCACGTTTGCTAAAGGAACACGGAACACATCACCACCTTCAACAGCAGAGAAATCTTCTAACCTGCGCACATCATTGATCGATAGGTAACCTGCCTGCAAACCTGAAGAATAAGTAGCTGCTCTAGTTGTGCTATCGCCACGCAAAAGCCCATCAACATTGAACTTCAGAAAAACGCCTTCAGGCATAAGCCTTGTGTAAGCATCTTCCAACTTCACGATATATGGCCTCAAAGTATGGGTAACGAAATGGATACCGTTCTGTTCAACTGATGCGTATGACATTGCCCCCGGTGTAGTCACAGACAACATTGATGGCGGTACACGGAACACCCTTGCAATTTCCTCAATGCTCATTCTGCGTGATTCAATCATTTGGGCTGCATCAGGATCAACACCTGTTTTTGTGAAAGTTGCGCCACCTGCAAGGATGCCGGGCCTGTGCGCTTTACGCAATCCACGATGCCCTTCTTCAAAACCATCAACAAGATTTTTGGCTTGTTCACGGGTCAGGTTGCCGGGGAACTCAATGATCCCTGTGGTGGTTGAGCCTTGCCCAAAGAACCGTGCAGCAAACTCTTCTAACGCTTTTGCCAAACCCAATGTTTCTTTCACAAGGTCGATACGGGAACGCCCACGCAGTTCACCCGGTAGGCGCATCTCAGAAATGTGGATCATGTCCTCAGCCATGATTGCTGCACCCTGCGTATCTCTCAGGGTGTAGATGATTCTGCGTGAAGCATCACGGGTCACATCAACACGCAACGGGTTCAAAACCGTAAGACCTACAACGCCTGAATCGTCACGGATCACACGAATGAAAGCGTTGCCATCCAACAGCATTGAAACCAACACCTCTTGGAAGTGATCGGTACGGGTCATCCCTGATTCAGGGTAATCAAGCCAAATGGGTCGTGGGAACACAGGCACACGTTCACCATTGATACGACGGAAAACACCTACAGGAAGTGTGGAAATTGAATCAGAGATTAAACGCACACACGCATAAACCGTCGCAATTTTCATTGCGTTTTCTTGCGTAACAATCGTGCCTGAGTTGGTGGTTACTGCGTACGAATCACCTGCACCCCAAATAGATTGAAACGAGATAGCACGATTCTCTGCACTTGTGGGGAATAAACGATCAAGCATCAACTACCTCTTGCGACCTGCTGCGACTCCCCAAGATACCAAAGAAATCCCTGTGACAATGAAGCCTATAGGAACAGCCCACAGGAAACAGCCAACAGCTACACACACCAAACCTGCTGCTTCACACGCATCTTCAACTTTAATCTTCTTCATCATCTCTCCTAAACACTAAAGAATTGGGGAACCATCTGTGGTGCAGAACGTGTAGTGGCACGATCCAACGCCATCACCATCGCTATAGCAGCGTCGATCTTGCGCCTTGATTTGCCTTTAGACAACCGCCAACCGTTATCTGTCATCCGTTGCGCTGCAGACAAAACTTGATCCGTGAACGATGGCGAACCATCGTGAACCACTTTGCCACCCACAATCAGTTCATAAGCCTGCCCACAAGCAGGAACCATACGATTAGCGGATTGGGGGAACTCCACCATTGGCAACCCGTCATCCTGCAACACCTCAGCGGAACGCTGAAAGAACGCCGGGTCAAAGGCCACCTCTTGCAGTTCGTACTGTTGGTGCAGATGGCGTAGATAGTTTTCAACCTCAACCACATCAACATTGTCACCATCAGGGAACCAAATCTTTGATTGCATAACCAAAAGATCATCCTGCTTCTGCACAGAAACAATAGCAATGGAGTCATGCTTCAAAGCCATATCGACACCAACCCATGTTGGCTGACCATCAATCAACTTTTGTTCACCCGTGCATCGATCCCATGCCCCGGCAGGCAACCATGATTCCTGAGAACGCACCCATTGAGACAACCTGAACCTACGAAAAGAAGTCTCTGAAGATTGCAGAACCGATGAACGCATATCCTCAACATCTAGCAAACCTTCAGCAAGATTGGGGTTCGCTTTGAACCATTGGGTTTCGTCAGCTACATCACAATCGTCATCTGCCTGCCATGAAAAGAAACCAAAATGAGGATCAGCAACTTCACCTGCAGCAACCTTTTTGCCGTACTGATACAGGCCACCACACAACGAATCTAGATCAAAGCCCGGTGTAGTAATCCCAACCATCAACGGTTCAATACGGTTTCCTGAACCCAACGTGAGCGCATCATAAAGTTCTGCGTTAGGTTGCACATGGAGTTCGTCGAAGATGACGGTTGAAGGGTTTAAGCCCTGAGCCAACTTGCCATCCGAAGAAAGCACCCGATAGACGGAACCAAACAACGGAACCTCAATAGCATCTCTATACACTTTGCATTCAGCAGCCAACAACGGGTTAGACAAAATCTGTGCCTTCGTTTCACCAAACACAATTCGTGCCTGTTGCCTGTCACCTGCAGCAGAATAAACCTCAGCACCCGGTTCACCTGCAAACAGGGAATACAGCGCAATCGTAGAACCCAACAGGCTCTTCCCGTTCTTACGTGGCAGTTCCACATAAACCCGTCGATACCTCAAACGCCCATCAGCAGTACGTTCATAAATACGACGCAACAACCACTTCTGCCAATCAGTAAAGATCAGCGGAAGCCCTGCCTGAAACCCTTTAGTTACCGTGCAATAGTTCTCAGCGAAATCAATCAGATCATCGCCATCAGAAACCGCAGACAACCCTTGTGTATAGAACTTTGGTTCCCACTCAGGCTTGGGCTTGATTACGTCTCTGCGCAATCTTGGCGTGGAGTTTGGCAAACTCATTCTCCCTTATCTCAGCAACACCCAACCTTGCACGATCAACCGGATTCAACCCCAACTCACCCAACGCTGATTGAATCTGTTTCTCCAAATCCCTCAACGCTTTACGCTCACGCCACGCATCAGGATCAGACATCACACGATACCTCAGAGATGTTCTTTCATCCGATGCCTCACAAAGAAGAAGCACAGATTCAGCATCAGCTGTAGGTTTCAACCACGCAGCAGCAGCCAACCACACCCGTTCCCACAACTCAGTACCCACCTTCCCCAAAGGTCGATGAGGTTCAGGAGCCTGCTGAACAGGGAAAGCAATCACATCCGCTTTAGGCAAAGCCCTGCCACCCGGATTCCCAATCCTCAGTTTTTGTTCAACAGGTTTACGGTTTGCACCACCTGAACCTTTACCACCCATAACCACTCCTTGTGGTAATCATAAAACATCTTTTGCTGCCATCGCATACGATCGCT